TCGGAGTAGTACTCGTCGACGATGGCGTCGTGACGGTTCTCCCACACGGTGAGTCCTCGGCCTTCGTCGGTGGGCTTTTCGTTGCCGTAAGCCGCTTCGACGACCTTGTCGAGGTCAACGTGGAAGAAATGGTCGGCGGTGGCGACGGTATCGAGCAGCCGCGCGATGGCAGCGTCAGTCTCGGTCGCTGCTCCGACCATGTCTCGCATCACCATGCGTGCAACCGACATGTTGTCGGCCATGTTCGCTGTGTGCTTGATGCGGACTTCCTGTGGTGCGTTCGACAGGAGTGAAGCCCTGAACGTGTTGCCGCATACGACGATGTATGGAGCGAGGCAGCCGACGAGGGCGGTGGTGCCGTCGTGGCTGGTTCCGAGGTTCATGGAGTAGCCGCGTGCTGGGAGGCCGTCGAGGGCGTTGTCGTCGGGGATGCCGACAGAGACGAACGCTAGGCGGCGGTCTCGCAGTGTGCCGACCGACAGGATGGGGAGGGTAATGCCTCGTTCCTGTTGCGCTGCTTCCTGAAAGATGTATGCCAGTTCGGCGAGTTCCTCGTTTTGTACGACGGTGTACGCCTTCGTTGGGAAGTAGTGCGGCGGGTTGAGGCCGCATGCGACACCCTTGTGGGCTTCGAGGACGGCGTTGCCATCGAGGACGAGCAGACCGTTTTCCCTGCATTCGATGATGGCGTCCTGTAGTGAGTGCTTCCCGACGAAGACCGTGTCGTCGGCAACGAGTCTCGCGTCAGCCAGTGGCGTTTCGTGGACCGACCATTTGCCGACACCGAGTACTTCCTCGACGATGGTGTGTGTCAGGCCGCTGTCAGGTGTTTCGGGTTCGCCCCATTTCCATGTGTCGGCAAGGCCGTGCCAGTTGCCCATCCCCGACAGTGGGTGTCCTTCGATGAGAACCACCCTGTCTGTTCCAGTTATTTCATGTGCCATGTCTCAACCTCCGTGGTTGGTTCGGCGCGCTATCTGCGGACCGAACCTCCACTGTAGGGCGTACAGCGGCGTGAACGGTGGATGTAGTTGTTCTGCCTGTTGGCGCTTCATCGGCGCCCTCCAGGGCGGTACAGTGAGGCCACACCAATGGTTGGCCTGAACGGCCAGACCAGAGAGAGGAAACAACCACCATGACAGAACCCCTTATCTCCTACGGTTACCCGCATGGGTCCAAGACCCTCACCGCAACCGATGACGGCAACTTCATCTACAAGCGGAGCGGCCGCTCCCTCACGCAGTCAGTTGTCCTCACCCACTCAGAACTGTTTGAGGCGATTGGACTCTGGATCAAGGAGAACTCGTGATGGCATCGAAGATCACGCTACGGAACGGGAGGCGACCGCTGCTGTGGAACACACGGCGTGGCGCTGCTCGGGAACGAGGTCATGTCGGCACCGTTCTTGCGGAAACGGTCGGGCACCACAGGTATGTGGTGTGGACGATGGTGTCGGACTGTGGGAAGGTGTGGGACTGCCTCGGTGGTGCCTACTTTCACAGTCTCGATGAAGCAACAGACGAGTGGGCCTCAAGGGCCAGGAAGGATGGAGAAAGTGGAGCAGCCTAATGGCATTGTCGTGTCGGCGAAGTGCGGTCCGTGTGGTCGGGTCGACTCGGTGGCTATCAAGGAAACGGCGTGGAACAGGTTCGAGTTGAGGCAGGGCCTCGTTCAGAATCTGTTTCCTGCCCTGACTGATCAGGAGCGTGAACTGGTGATGCAGGCACGCAACGGTTTCGGGTATCTGTGCGAGTCGTGTTGGGCGAAGGTGTTCGCCGCCGAGGCTGCCCGTGAACTGGATGCGACCCACAAGCCGACGAGGTTAGTGGACATGCCAGAGTTGAACGGCGAGGAGGAGGTGTCGGCATGAGCGGCGAGTTTCTCACTGTCGAGGATCGGTCTGCTCTGGTTGGCCGCGACCTGTTGATTCTCATCGAGGCTGTCGTCGAACACCGCCTCGACGTTCTAACCGATTCGGATTGGTTCGCTGAGGTTGTTGCCAACCTGCGGCGCCAAGAGGAAAGGCCAGGACCGTGGCCCGTTTGAAGCATGGGACACGCCAGATGTACGAGCATCACTCCTGTCGTTGCGAGACATGCAAGCGAGCGCATCGGCGCCGCCTCGACGAGGCCCGCAGGGTTCGGCAGCGGTCGAAACTATCGGATGGGAAGACTCGATCTGGTCGGGTGCAGACGGCTGCGTGGATGCCTGACGGGACGATGACGAGGGAGCAGTACCTGCGGCAGCGGGAGGCGGAGCCTCCCCGTCGTGCTGCGCCCCGCCGCTGGTATATCCCAACCATTTAGACAGGGACGGTGGTGGGCGTACAGTCCGCTGCCGCCCTGCGTGCGAGGCCCCGCCGCCTAGGTAACGGGGCGATTCGGTGTCTCAAAGTGGGACACTTGGAGGTTACGGCAGGGGCTACGTTTGCTTCGGTGAAGGCAGTCTCCGCCTAGAGGTCCGTGTTGCGGGCCAGGAAGGACGAGAATATGCACATTCCAGAGGCGCCACACGGCGAGGACATCACTGACGGGGTACGCCCGTTGGAGGCCGCAAAGGACATAGATATTATCCCTGATCCGCTTCTATTCGGTGAAAAGATGCGGCTACTGCTCGAACAATACGGCGAAAACCATGCGGAGGTTCTTCGTTGTTCAGCGGATATTGCCCGCAACCTTGAGCGTTTGAAAATGGTGTCTGCTTTCGTGAGAAGGCAGGCAATGCTCGACGCCCAAAATGAACTAGGTAACGGGGCCGCTGTCGGTCGCCTCGCTGGGGTCGGCAGGGTCAGGTCGCATCAACTGATCAACCGTGCCACCGACGAGCGGATGCACAGGGTCACGTTGGAGGATGTCGTCGGTTACGCCGAGGAAAACCTGTACGTCTAGTTACGTAGGGAGACCCCCTTTAGGGGGGTCTCCCGTTACCGAGTTACCGTTACCAATGGGGGGTCCCCGCTGTATGCTTACCAAGGTCCACGTTCCCGCCTCCGCCGCGTGCTAGGGTTTCTGCCGTGATCGAGATTCCACTCCGCCAGTCGTGGCTGAACACGTTCGACCGCTGCCCCGAGCAGGCCCGCCAGGAACGCCTGGGGTTGGTGACGGCGTTGCCGAACAGCGACATGCTGCGAGGCAATCTGGTGCATGCCGCTATCGAACAATGCGGCAACATGATGATGGAATACGAAGCCGCTCCTTCTCTGGATGAATGCATGGAATACATGGATTCGGTAACGGCGCAACTTTCTTCCGAGGTTGTTGAGTGGCGGGAAGATTACGAAAAGGTTATAGATCGTGCCCGTGTCAATCTGACTGGTTGGTATAACGACTATCTTCCGAAGTTGGGTATCCCCACTGGTGTGGAGCAGGAGTTTCGTATTACGCTTGATGAGCGTGATGGTGTGCGTTTGGTGTTGACGGGCACCGCCGACTGGGTGGAACCCAATCGGATAACAGATTGGAAGAACCCTGGCCGCGAGTATGTGCAGTGGGAGAAGCGGCGCTGGGACCTGCAGTCCACCGTCTACTGTCACGCTTTGGGGATCCCCTCGTTCGCTCTGGTGGCGATTGTCAACGGTGTCGTACAGGAAACGTTGATCGAGCGCCCAGCGGGCTACGGGGAGGCCCTCAAGGATCTTTGCTGGTCCGCTGCGGGGCTGATACAGTCTGATCTCAAGGTCTGGCCGATGCGATGGTCGGGATGGCACTGCTCACCAAAGTGGTGTCCCGTCTGGCAGGCTGGAGAATGCCGAGGGAAACACCTTGGCTCTAACCCGTGGTAGGAGAACAACCATGACAGATACAGGAACGACCGTAACGGTCGGGTTTACCCAGAAGGTGTCGGAGGCACCGTACGAGACTGCTGATTACCATTTCAGCATCACTCGCACGTACCCTGATTCCTTTGACGACGCCGCCATCAAGACGGAGGTGGAAGCCATGTGGCATGACGCCAAGATGGAGGTGCTGCGACAGGCAGGCCAGGAGTTCAGCGTGGGGGAGGATGAACGTGTTATGCGTCTTCTCAAAAGCGGCGTGGCCCGACCTGACACAGATCGAAGCGCCGCCGCCCCGCCGCCCGCTCCGAGTGGCGGTCCGACAGCAGCGTCGGCCCAGGCGCCTCCCGTTGCCCCAGCCGCTGCCCCCGTTCTGGCAGTAGGTGGGGGCGGCAAGGTGTACCCCCGTGTCGACTTCTGTGTCGGCAAGGCGGCTGCTGAGAAGCAGGCAGCGTGGAACCTGCTGGCATTTCAACCCAACGAGTGGTCTGACGGACAGGGCGGTGCCACCGTCGTGTACGAAGTCAAAGAACATGCCGACGGCACCACCGACACGGCGAAGAGCGGGAAGAACTTCCCGAACTTCTCTGTTCGGAAGGAAGCGTTGCAGCACATCGGTGTGCAGGTCAGCAACAACGTTGGCTTGTGGGTCAACGACGGCGACTCGAACGTGCCGTTGAAGGTGTGGGATCAGGCCAACGGCAAGACCCAGGCCGACGCTGAGGACTTCCAGTGGGAGTCCCGCCGAGAGGCCCTCCAGGCTTACGCCTACGGGCGGTGACGGCTACCCCCGTCGCTCTTAGTGAGGCGGAGATTGATGCCCGTTTGGAAGGTGTCAATCTCCGCCCCACGGGTGCCGACTACAGGTTCTTCCGCCCCACCCACAAGGCCGTCGACAGGTGGATCGAGTACGCCGCAGGCAGCCACGACAGGTTCTTCTTGGGTCTCGCAGAGATCGACCAACGGATGCGAGGCGTGTGGCCCTCCGATGTTCTCGTCGTCACAGGACGGGCACACAGCGGCAAGTCCGCAGTGCTGCTCTCGTCCATCGCCAAGAACCTTCAACAGGACGAAGACTTTCGTGCCGTCATCTTCACACCAGATGAACCAGAGATCCTCGTCGTGTCGAAACTGTACGCTTTGCTGCATCTCCAAAACCTGGAGGATGTCGAGCGGGGCCTGCAGTCATCCGACCCCGCCTACCTGCAGCACATCGAGTCGGCAAAGCCGCTACTGGACAGAGTGAAGATATTCCCGTCGGCAATGCCGTTCGATGAAATGTCGATAGCCCTCGCCGAGTGCGAGGACTACTGGCAGATCCGCCCCAGGTTCGTGATGATCGACTTCCTTGAACAGTTGCCGATGGCATCAGGATACGAAGGCGTGTCGTCGGTACTGAAAGGTGTTAAGGAGTGGGCGGAAACGGAGAACCTGCCCGTTGGGCTGGTTCACCAATCGGGGAAAAGTTCCACCCGTGGATCGTCAAGGGGGATGGATGACGGCAAGTTCAACGCCGACGAGTACGCCATCCTCCAGTTGAATGTGTTTCGCAAACGAGACAACCCGAAGTTGGAGGAACACGAACGACGCATCCATTCCGTATCAGTTAGTCTCGACCTGTGCAAGAACAAACGCCCACCGTGTGAAATAACTAACCCACCCATCGACTACTTCATGGACCCGCGCTGCGGCATGGTTCGCGAGTACTACGACGCAGACGTACCAACAAATAACCTATGGGCGCCGTAACCGACAACACCGTCGAAACGTTTGCTGCCCTCCACGCAGGCGGGCGGATCGCCGTCAACTACGGCGGCATCCGCCCCTACGTCGGCGTCAACGGGGAACCACTCGACGCCGAGGGTGAACCCTACGAGGACACCATCAGAGACCACCTGGACGACGAGCCGCCCATCGGGGTGTACCCGTTGTTCCTCATGGACGACAGGCCAGGGGTATGGCATGTCAACTGGTGTGCCGTCGATCTCGACGAAGGCGAAGGGGACATTGTCCACGCCCGCAACCTCCGAACGTTGCTTCACAAGTTTGGAGTAACAGCATTCATTGAGCGTTCCCGCTCGAAAGGATTCCACATCTGGGTGTACCTACAGAAACCAATACCAGCGACACTAGCCAGGGAATCAGTGATTGGTGCATGTGAAATGGTTGACGTACCAACCGTCGAGGTGTACCCGAAACAAACAACACTGGAGGGGCAGGGGTATGGCAACTGCTTGCTGCTG